ATCTCTGCACCACAATTTGAATCTCTAGCAGATATGGATGCCAGCGAATGGTTGCGTAATATCAAATCAAATTTTGAACAACACATATTCCCCGACGAATGTCAACGTTGCCAGCAGACCGAACAAATAAATGGTACCAGCATTAGACTCAATGCTGTAAAGTTTGATCAACAGCAACACAAAAACGATTACTTGATAGTAGGTGGCGTACTAGACAATGTGTGCAACAGTGCCTGCTTTACTTGTAACTCTGAACTAAGTACAAAAATTGGTAGTTTGTATTCTACCACATACTCCATTATAGATAATTCAAATCGTTTTTGGGCATTACCACTTGATAGAGTTGTGCATTTAGACATCAACGGTGGCGAGCCCAGTGCAAGCAAGAACTATCAATATTTGCTGAAACATGTGCCAGACAATGTCAAAAGTGTCAGGATCAACACCAATTGCTCCGCAGTCATTCCTGAAATTGAACAACTGCTGGCCCGTGGCATCCAAGTCACGGTGACTGTGAGCTTGGATGGAATAGATGATGTGCATGATCTAGTTCGTTGGCCCATCAAATGGGATCGATTCTATAAAAATTTAATGACCTACAAAAACATTTCTGAGTTGAACTTGAATACATGGACCACGGTCAGTGCATTGAACATTGGCGATTTTGATAACATTTGTGCATTTGTCAAAGAACACAGCATTGATCATTCCTATGCACTGTTACATGAACCAGATGTGTTGAATGTCAAACACGTGAATTCTTTTACACGTGACCATCAGGCAGTGATACCTGGTGAGGTGGCTGTTGGTAAAAATAACCAGTCTGATATTGATGAATTCATGTTCAAACAAAAGCATCTAAGAGGTATGGTGTGAACTGTTACAAAAAATTCCCTTGTGATAACATGCAAATCATTGTTGATGGTGTGTATGATTATATCATCACACAAACTGACTTGTTGGCTGGGGAAAACTTTGGTTGGCATTTTGTTGATTGTATTGCTTTGCTCAAACATGTTCCTGAGCTGTTGAGTTTTTTTAAACAACACGACTTGAAACCAAGGCATGCAGCCATAACTATTGTAAGAACCGACAATGATCTTCCTAGACACATAGACGAATTGCCAGTAGTGGCAAAATTAAATATGCCAATTCGAAATACTCAAGGTTGGGCAAATAGATGGTACAACGGTGACACAGTTATAGCAGAAATACTTGACCTTGATTGTCCAATAATGTTTAACTCTCAAATTGAACACAGTGTTGAACGCACCACAGCCGATGTATTTCCTCGTTTGGTAGCAAGTTTTACATTTTACAATGAACCCATGGACTTATTAAAATGAAAATAGCAATTACAGGACACACAGCAGGCATTGGGCAAGCATTGGCTCGAGTGTATCAATCACAAGGGCATGAAGTGGTTGGTCTTAGCAAACGTGATGGACACAACATTCGGAATGTTTCCAAAATAATCTTACACATTGAACCTTGTGATATGTTTGTGAACAATGCACAAGTTGGCTTTGCACAAACTGAATTGTTGTTTGAAATGTATCGATTATGGAAAGGTCAAACGGGTAAATGCATCATAAACATCAGTACTATGATGACTACTGAACCAGTCAGCACATTGCCGGGCATAGATATGATTGCTTATAGAAATCAAAAAATTGCCTTGGAAGAAGCACATCGGCAGCTACAACATTTACAAGATTGGCCAAAACTGGTATTAGTTAGACCTGGAGCAGTGGCCACACAACCAGGGCAAGTCAGTCCCATGCCATACGCCAACGTTGATCGTTGGGCGCAAACAATGGTGCATATTTTGGATACCGCTGGTACAGAGTTGGATGTGACTGAATTGTCGCTGGGCGTGAATTATGAACAGTAAGGAATACTTGACCAATCGTGCATTTTGTCCTGTGCCATGGACCAGCATCATGTATAACTTTAACGGCACGGTCAAGAATTGTATTCGCAGTGCCCGACCTATTGGCAATATCAACGACAATAGTATTGAAGAAATACTCAGCAACGACCATGCAATCAAATCTGACATGAGGACTGGTAAAAAGTTTAATCGATGCAATCCCTGTTATGATCTAGAACAAAAACAAAACAAATTTGATATCATAAGTGATCGAGTGTTTTATCTTAAAGAGTTACGAGACGTTGATAATACTCTGTACGACACCATGAACTTTGCCTTGCACACTGTGGACATCCGATGGAGCAATCTTTGTAATTTTGCTTGTGTGTATTGTTCATCAGAATTCAGTAGCAAGTGGGCCAGTGAAGAAAATATCAAGATCAACACTCCCAGTGATCAAAGACGACAAGCATTCAAAGAATATATTTTTAAACATGCTGGGCAACTCAAACACGTTTATCTAGCCGGCGGGGAACCTTTGTTAATGAAAGAAAATTTGGAATTTTTAGAGTTGTTGAAGCAGGTAAATCCCGATGTAAACCTGCGCATAAACACAAATCTAAGCAAGGTGAATACAAATATTTTTGATATAATTGCCACCTTCAAAAATGTACACTGGACTGTGAGTGTAGAAAGCATGGACAGAGAATTTGAATACATACGGTATGGCGGAGTCTGGCAAGACTTTTTGGATAACTTATCCACAATCAAACAGTTTGATCACAAAATATCTTTCAACATGTTGCATTTGTTATTGAACCATGTTAGCATTTTTGATTGTGTAGATTTTTTAAAATCCCAAGGATTTCATAACAACAGTTTTGTAATTGGTGCTCTACTGGAACCATTGCACCTAAACATTAGACATTTGCCTGACGATGTGCTAAACTCAGTAAAACAACGGCTATCCGATAAAATAGCAGAACACCCAGGATATCTATTAGAAAACAGTTATCAAAATATGTTGGCATATTTGAATCAACCGTTTGATAAAGATCTTAAAGACTGTTTTGAAAAAATAGCAATCATGGACCAGCAGCGTAAATTAGACAGTAGAGCAATTTTTAAAGATTTATACAAGGAAGAAAATCATGGCCATTGAAAAATTATATATCTCTCATGTTGATTATAATTGGAATGGCTATGAATCAAAATTGTTAAATGCCAATAACTTAAACAAAGCATTGATGAATGATGTAAAAAACAATTATCATACTTCAATTGAGGATTTGACACTTGACAATGTACAAAAAACTGTTCAATCAGCAAACAAAATAATTCTAATAGATTTAAATTTATACACAGACAATGATCAAAAAGAAGACTATTTTCAATACGGTAAATTAATTCGAGAATTATTTAAAGTAAAAGACAAAGTTGAAAACTTTGATTGGATCAATGAGTTAAATTATAATTTTTTTAATAGCACATTATTGCAACGTTTAGATGATGACCCAAAATTATGGACAGCCGGATGCAGTGTGACCCATGGTACAGGGGTTGCTTACCAAGATCGGTGGGGATCAATTTTATCCGACAAATTGAGCATGAAAGAAATATCCTTGTCTTTGCCAGGTCGCTCAATTGGGTGGTGTGCTGATCAAATCTTGAGGTCAGACATCAGGTTAAACGATATAGTTGTCTGGGGATTAACAAATGTCAGCAGAGTAGAATATGCAAACAAATGGATTTGGCATGCAGTACCTGCTTCTCGTTATCACGCCCTGCCTAAAAATTTACAACATTACAATTTAAATTATTTTGACAGCCAAACCAAATTTGTGTGCGCAATAAAAAATATACTACAAGTCAAATCTTATTGTGAAAAAATAGGAGCTCAACTTTATTTGGTCAATCTATTAGACTTAACTTGGTTAACTCCAGTGTTTGATAAATTACCAACTTATATAGATCTTTGTGCTGATTGGGAGTATAATGACAGTAACTATATGTCATATTTAGACCTGGGGTTAGATAGAGTTCATCCAGGACCGAAACAACATCGATATTACGCAGAGCAAATTTTTAATTTAATTAAGGAAAATAAACATGGGAAAACCATTTGACGTAAGCAAGTTCCGCAAGGAAATTACCAAAAGCATTGACGGACTGTCAATTGGCTTTAACGATCCCACAGACTGGATCAGCACAGGCAACTATGCATTAAACTACCTGATCTCGGGTGACTTCAATCGCGGCATTCCAATGGGCAAAGTCACAGTGTTTGCTGGTGACTCGGGCGCAGGTAAATCATACATTTGTTCAGGCAACATCATCAAGAACGCACAAGAGCAAGGCATCTTTGTGGTGTTGATTGATAGTGAAAACGCACTAGACGAAGACTGGCTCAAAGCCTTGGGTGTAGACACAAGTGAAAGCAAACTGTTGAAGTTGAGTATGGCCATGATTGACGATGTGGCAAAAACTATCTCCACATTCATGAGCGACTACAAAGCACTGCCCGAAGGTGAACGTCCCAAGGTCATGTTTGTGATTGACAGTCTGGGCATGTTGTTGACCCCCACAGACGTTAACCAGTTTGATGCAGGTGAAATGAAGGGTGACCTTGGTCGTAAACCCAAAGCTCTTACCGCCTTGGTGCGTAACTGTGTGAACATGTTTGGTAGTTACAACGTGGGCTTGGTTTGTACCAATCACACCTACGCAAGTCAAGACATGTTTGATCCGGATGATAAAATCTCAGGCGGTCAAGGCTTTATCTATGCAAGTAGTATTGTTGTTGCTATGAAGAAGATGAAGCTGAAAGAGGACGAGGACGGCAACAAAGTATCAGATGTCAATGGTATTCGTGCAGGCTGTAAAGTTATGAAAACACGCTATGCCAAACCCTTTGAAGGCGTACAAGTTAAGATTCCTTACACCACGGGTATGAGTCCTTACTCAGGCTTGGTAGACTTGATTGAAAAGAAAGAACTGCTCAAGCGTGAAGGCAACAGCTTGGTGTTTACCACGTCAGATGGCGAGATCATCAAGAAGTTCCGCAAGGCCTGGGAAAAGAACGATGATGGTTGCTTGGACAAAGTCATGGTGGACTTCAAGAATATCAAAGCTGAGGTAAGTACAACCGACGATGCAGTGGAGGAATAAAATGTCAGCAGAAGTAGCAAGCGAAATTTGGGGCGAATTGAAACGATATGTCAACGTGGTGGATCGTATGGATGCAGCCGAAAGCATTGTGGCCATCCTTATTGATCATGACCATGATGTTGACGAAATCAAGGAAGCCTTCAAAGGAGATTCAGACATCAAGAAAGCTCTCACCGCATACTTGGACAATGACAAGGACTATGCAGAAGACGACGAAGAAGCAGAAGAGTTTGATGACGAGGACAACTACAATCAAGAAGATGACTACTGATGTGGTACAGCAAAGTAGTTGCCGACCTTGGCAATATACCTGACTTCATTGCACACTTTGAATCAGAACTCACGGATGCCAAACGTGACTGCAAAATTGGCGGCCTAGTGGAAAAGAACATCACTGCACTACCGGGCATCACTGAACACAGGTTTAACCAGCTACAAGAAATTGAAGCTGTGTTGAACTATCTCAATATTCAACTGCGTAAAATACGTACCCGACATTTCAAGAAGTATCTGGAAGGCTATGCTCGTGCCCTCACAGCACGTGATGCTGAAAAGTACGTGGATGGTGAAGAAGAAGTTGTGGACTTTGAAACTATCATCAACGAAGTTGCATTGTTGCGCAATCGTTGGTTGGGTATCATGAAGGGTTTGGATACCAAACAGTGGCAAATGGGGCATGTGGTTCGACTACGCACAGCAGGCATGGAAGATATCACGGTTTAGCATGACTGATCAAGAACGCTGGCAAAGAGATCTAGCAGAAATGGAATTCTTTCTGCTGATATTCTTCATTACGGCATGGACAGCTTTTTGGTGGTGTGTCCATCATATCAGTTAAATATCTACATGAAAATCGTAATTGTCACAGGGGGATATGATCCGCTACATTCTGGGCACATAGCCTACTTTGAAGCAGCACGGGCCTTGGGCGATAGGCTTGTGGTTGGCATCAACAGCGACGAGTGGCTCACACGCAAAAAAGGTCGACCGTTTATGCCTGCTGCTGAACGCAGAACCATAATTGAAAATCTGCGTATGGTAGACCGAGTGATTGAGTTTGATGATGCAGATGACAGTGCTCGAGATGCCATACGTGCGGTACGTGACTATTACATACGCCCGGGCACCAAATTTATCTTTGCCAATGGTGGCGATAGAACTCAACACAACATTCCTGAAATGACTGAATCAGACGTGGAGTTTGTGTTTGGTGTGGGCGGCGAGAACAAAATGAATTCAAGTTCGTGGATACTAACCGAGTGGAAAACTCCCCGGACTGACCGCATCTGGGGGCACTATCGTGTGTTGCACGAAGTGGGTGCCAATACCAAACTCAAAGAATTGACTG